CGATGATCTCAAAGGACCGGGCGGTGCGTTCCGGGGAGTCGACCGTGATCGTCACAACCGGGACGTGGCGGCGCAGCTGGTGCAACCGGTCGCCGTGCGGAGCGTGGTCGCCATGAAAACCCCAGATGCCGCGCAAGCTGGTCGCTCCCGCAGCCTCGGATCCGCGTAGGCGACGGATGATCTCCAGGTTCAACGGCCGGCCCTCGTGGGACGCGCTGTGCGAGGTGTAGATCATCAGCTTCTGCCACATCGCCAGACCATGCTCGTCGGTGCCCGGCAGCCCGTGCGGCTCGGCGAGCAACTCCCGCGCCCGCTGGCCGCGCCGGACCTTCTCTTCGCCAGCGAGTGGGGTATCGGCGATCATGCGGCCTCATCCAGCAGCGTTAGGATAATCGCCTCTTCCTCGGCGCGCAGTTGCGCCAGCCGGCGACGCTCGGCAAAGCGCGCGGTCTCGGTTGCAATGCCGGCTTGCGTCGGGCCTTGCGGCGGCGCTGGGACGAGACGGGCGGGGGGCTTGGCTAAGTCCGCCCTAACCGGCTCCAAAGCAACCAGTGACGCCCCAGCGCCTTCCGGAGTCGCTTCCGGCGGCATTCCAACATCCATCCCCGCGACAAGCCGCGCCATCGCCTCGCTCGTCGCCCACACCGTGATCCCGTTCGCGAACTCGAAACGCCGCTTCTTCGGCTTGGTCGCGCGACCGCTCGCGGACGACGATCCTGCAGACGCCAGCCCGCCGCCGTCCATGAAGAACGTGAGAAGGTGCGTCGTCCTCACTGCACCGTCCCCGCGAATGCCGCCGTCGCAGAGGCAGTCAGCACGAACGGCCCCGTCGTCGAGAATCCCGCGACAATGCCCGTGGCAAACTGCCACGGCGGATTGAACGAGGTTGCCATCGATGAATTGGCGCCCATCTGGAAGAACCACTTCGGCGTCACCGCGCCGTTCGCCGGCAACGCCACCGCGTCAAACAGCAGCACCCAGCCCGACGCCGCGCCATTGACCACAGTCAGCGACGTGATCGAGCCCGGCGCCGCGCTCATGACGTGACTGTTCTCCAGCGCCGTCGAGACGATCGGGACCGCCGGCCGCATGATGCTTTTCGGCGTGTGCCCAGTGCCGTCGAAGTCGCTGGTGAACTTGTCGCCGCGCGGGTCGGAGACGTATGCGTCAGCCATCAGACTTGCCCCGCTCCGCTGCGCACGATCGGAATGTTCTCGCTCGTGCCGTCATCGAAATGCCGCTTCGCCGCGCCGACCATGCCACTCGCGTCATGCGTCAGACCGATCTTCACCAGCTTGCGCGGGCTCGGCGGGTTGAAGTTCGGATTCTTTGCCTGGAAATCGCGGTCGCTCGTCTGCTTAGTCAGCTTCTGCGTCGCGTCGAATTGCTCGCCGGTCTGCGCGTGCTGTTTGTCGAACTGGTCACCGGCTTGCGTGAGGCTCGCCGTGTCGTGCTCGGCGTCGTGCTGCGCCTTGGCGTTCTGCATGTCGGCGAGCTTGTCCTCGCGGTCGGCCTCGCGCTCGTCGAGTTTAGCGCCGTGTGCCTTGAACGCGGTCTCCGTCTCGTGCTGGCGTGCCTTGAGCTCCATCTCGCTGTCGATCGCCTTGTTGTCGACCGCGATCTTCGCGTAGCCCAATTCACGCTGCACAGCGGCAGTCAATTGGCCCTGGCGCTCGGCGCTCTCCAGCTCCGCTTGCTTGATGCGCTCGGCGCTGGCGATCTGGGCTTGGGTCTTCTGCGCGTCAGCCTGGATCGTCGCCGCCGTCTTCTGCTGGTCGCCCTGGATTTTCGCCTGCGTCGTGTGCGCATCGGCCTGTATCTTGAGCAGCTCCGGATTGGGTGGCGCCGGCTGTTGCAGCGCCTGCGGATTGTCGCCGGGGTTCTTGAAGAACGGGTCAGGGCTCGTGAAGCCCGCCGCCGTCACCATTTCGGCCAGCGTGTTGTAGTACTGTTGCGGTCCGGCGAGCGGGTTGTTGACACCGACCAGTTGGATGATCTGCTCCTGCTTCTGGGCGATGACGCCAAGATACTGCAGCCGCATCTTCTTGTCGCCAGTGCCGAGACCGACGCTGACGGTAAGGTGCTTGCGCTCCCGCCATTCGGCGGGATTGATGTCGACCCACGATCCGCCGAGCTTGATCGAGCGCGCCTCCTTCTGGTGCGTCAGGACAAGCATGTGGATCAGCCGGAAGAGCTGCTTAAATCCGGTCTCGGCGAAGATGCGCGCGATTTCCTCGATGCGCTCTTGCGATGCCGTCTCGACGAGGTTAGCGCCGCCGAGCGTGGTCGTGTAGGCCGATGACAGCGTGTCTGCCTGCGGGCCCGCCTCAAAGCGCCGGACGCCCGTGCGGGTCTCGCGCACCGTATCTTTGTAGCTGATGCCCTGCAGGATCGACTCGGTCATCGGCTGGACGGGCAGGGATTCCAGCGTGTCTGTCGGATTGGCCGAACGAATGATGTTGCCGGGGCGGCGGTTCAGGAGAGCGTCGATGTCCCATCCTGTACCCTTGGCTACAATCTCGGTGCCATTCTGCAGATAAAGATTGTCCAGCAGATTGCGGCTCAACGCCGTGCCGATGTCCTGCAGGTCCATCACCTTGTCGGCCATCGACTGACCGATGAGCTTGTGCGGAATTGGCACCGGCGTGATCGTCGCCATCGGGTTTACAGTGATCTCGACGTTGTCGAGGATCGCGCCGCTCACCGTCGGCGTGCCGCCGAGCACCGTCACCTTGCGCAACTCGGCATACCCATCGCCGTCGAAATCGACGTTGAAGTAACACTCGGTCACCCAGATTTCACGGACGGTCGGATCGAGCGCGCCGGTGGCGTCTCGCGGCAGATAGCCCTCGTCGGAATAACGCTCCGTGCGTTCGAGGCTGTAATCCGTCGTGCTATCTTCCGGCATGCCCTCGATGACCGTCTTCTTGCCCGGATATTGCTGGCAGAGGTCCGACACGGTGCGCTTGCGTCGGTGGCCCCACGGCATGTCGCACGGGCCGGATCGGCGGTCGATGAGCACCTCGTCGGGCGCGACGGCGGCGATGCGGATTTGGCTTTCGTCCATGCGGCGGCGAAAGACGGCGTCATGCAGCATCGGGGGAGGCTGCGGGACGGGCGGCGGCTGAAGCTGCATCGGAACGACGTTGCTGCCGGGCATGGCTGGCGGCTGCATCGGCATTGGAGGCGCCGGCATCCCCGGCGGCATCATGGGAAGCGGGCCGCTCATGCCGCTGCCCCCTGCGGCCCGGCATTGGGATCAGGATAGCTCGTGTGCTCCACCATCGTCAGCTTCGGGTCGAGGAACAGCGTCAAGAACTCAGCATCCGTCAGCCCCTCGTATTCCTCGCGCTTCGAGTAGCGCTGCTCGTCCCACCATACCTTGACCGTGCCGAGACGCTTCAAGAGCGCGTCCTTCACCCAATCATAGGTGATCTGGAAACCGGGGTTCTCCTCCATGAAAAGCCAGTTGACGTAATCGGTCTCCCGCTTCGCCTGCTTCTCGTCCTCAAGGCTGCGGGGCGTGAACGCGACGACTTCCCCGCCACCGCAGAAGATTTTCATGATCGACGGCATCATGCTGTCGATCGCCTCGGCGACGTCTCGTGAGACGACCTTGGAGCGCCCATCCTTCTCGTCGCCGCGCGGTTCGCCCTTATAGTACTTCTCCGCCTTGGCGCGGTCCGACGCCACGGGGTCCGAGAGGCCGCTACCGATCGATTGCGCGACACGGGAATCAATAATCGATCGGAGCGTATCCTCGGTCATCCGGGGCATGGCTACCGCTTCGCCTCGGCGAGCATGGCGGACCACGCCCGCGCGATGTCCTCGACGGTCTGACCCTTGACGCCGCCGGCGGATAGTCCCGCCTCCATCATGGCACGGGTCGGCTCTTCGATCTCGGAGAAGACGACCTTCACGACCGCCTCCGCGTCCTTGCCATGCTCGACGAGAACGTCTTTGACGACCTCGACGCATTGAGCGCGCTTGCTCATGCGCTCAGGCCCTCACGGCCGTGTTTGCCGCGACCGGCCCGGGCACAGCGCCGGTGCTGTTGAGGGTCGCTGCCGTCAGCTTGTCGACGCTGGCGCCGATCGCGGCGGACGCGTCGGTGACGGCCTTCAACTGATCCGGCGTTGCGCCGGCGGCGAGCGCGGTCGTCACCGCGTCGTTGATGAGCTGCGGAATGCCGGTGATGATGGCGCCGACGCTGTCGGTGACAGTCGTGAGCGCGGCTACCTTGGTGGTGAGCGCGGCGATGTCGTTGTCGATCTCGGCCATGTGAACGTATTCCTCTTGCAGCATGCTGATGATCTTGTCGGCCTTGCTGCGAAGGTCGACAAGCATATGATACGCTTCGTGGTCCACCGGCGATCAGCCGCCGAACGTGTCGCGCAGCATCCGAACGAAGCGCACGCGCTCGTTGTCGCTGAAGCGCTTCATCGCCGCGACCGTAATCCGGTGCAGCGTCACCGTCTCGCTCGGGTGCGCATGCGCCTTCGGATCAGGGATGGCGTTCTCGGGCCACGGCTGGCCGATGACCGGGACTTGCGGGTCGGCCCCGCCTGCACGGGCCACGTTGTCGCCATCATGCCACGGCTGACCGACGACCTGGCCCGATGCGTTTGCCTGGTCGTCGCCGGCCTTCTTCTCAGCGCGCAAACGGTCATCATCGACAGAGGCGTCGCGCTGGTCGTGCGCTGCGCTGGCGGCGCCGGGATCGAACGGAGCGCCGGTCTCGCGGTCCTGACCCTGCCGCACCTTCTCGTTGATCGCGATTTCGGGATCGGCGGGCGGGTTTGGCGGGGGGGCGCCGACGGGCGTTCCGGCGACGACGGCGGGGTTGTAGGGCGCGGGCGGCGGCGTCTGGTGTACCTCGGTCATCGTGGGTGCTCCTTGGTTGGTTGCTCCGCAAAGCCAGCGACAAAATCCATGAATTTTTGCGCGTCATCCACGATCCGCGATGAATCAAGAATTGACTTGTCCGCGCCACCAGTCGCGGCGGCAGCCCCCGCGGCGACAGAAGCGCGGTCAAGCGCGAGTTTCAAACATGCGTAACGCGCGTCAAATTTATCCATCATACGAGACCACGATTATCATACTTGAGCTTCTTGCCCCACGCGGGATCGGGCGGCGTCATCACAGCTCCGTAGCGCATGGCATCTGCGGCATGGCTAGCCCATGAGTGCAATGGGCGGTCGCTGAACACGTCATGCGCCTCGTCGTAGGCTTTCTGATACTGGCGCAAGCATTCGAGCCCGTGCGCGCATTTCTCGCGGTCGAACCATGCCGTGGGGATCAGCATGCGAACGGCGTTGATGCCGTCGTCGATCGAGAGGCGCGGGGCCACCTCGAACTTGATACCAAGCTCGGCGCCGATCGTCTTCCGCGACTTGGCCTCACTGCCCAGTTCTCGCACCTCGATGTCATGCGGCGCGATATGGCGTGAGTAGACGTAGGGCTTGGCCTGGAGAACCTTCGCGTAGTGCTGCAGCCCCTCGCCGCTGGCCTCGTAAAAATCAATCAGGCGTATTTGCGTGCCGATGCGCTGGGCGAACCAAATCGCGGTGCTGTCGCCGACGCCCAGGTCCCACCATGTTTCGACCGGCTTGGCGCGCTCGTAGGGCACGGCGCAAATGCGCCCCTCGTCCATCGCCTCGCGCATTTCGCGACCGTAATAGGCGCCGATCACAGCGGCCTCGAACGAGCATTCATACTCCTGCGCGTAGCGGTCCGGTGTCATCGCCTTACGCCGGGCCGCTAGCTCGTCGGGCGGGAGAATTCCCGTCTGCGATGCCTTGTGCATCGCCGCGTACCACTCGGGGTCGTTCACCGCGTCCTCGTAGATTTTGCAGAAGTGGTTGCGGCCGTTCGGCGTGCCGCAGAAGTCGGCCCAGCCGCCGCGGTCGGACAGACACGGCTGGATCACAGCATCCCACAGGCTCGGGCGCATCGAGCCATATTCGTCTAAAACTACACCGTCAAGATAGATGCCGCGGAGCGCATCCGGATTGTCGGCACCGTAGAGGCGGACGCGACCTCCGTTGGGGTAGTCGGCACGGAGCTCGGCCTCATTAAACTCGACGCCCGGAATGGGTTGCGAGAACTCGCGGACGTAGCCCCAAGCGATGTCCTTTGCCTGGTTGCGCAGCGGTGCGATGTAGGCGAAGCGCGGTGCCGGCAGCTTGCACGTGAGCGCTCCCTTGATGAGTTTGTTGAGCGGGGCGACGGTGTTGTGCGTCGGGACGAAATGACG